CTTGCATTCTTTTGCTGGTAGACCATAGGCCCATCCTGGCATCTTAGAAGGTTTTGAAAGTCCTCCAACTATTTTTAGTGCTTCTTGTGTGTTCATTTATACCTTTCTGTTAAATCTATTTTTAACACGTCTACCTGGTTTGTGCAATTGTTTTTTGATGCTTGACGCTTGAAGCTTGCAGCTTGCTGCTTGGAGCTTCAGGCTACTAAAAAATTCTTGACAATGGTCCAGGTAACCTTGCGGCAGCTGGTTATGCGGCCGCAAGAAATAATGGGTGAGATCGTTATTCTTTATCTTCATCCGGGAACCTTTTCGCCATCTTCTCCTGGTCCAGTTTCACCAGCCTCAGGATCTCCTCCAGTGCATCAGCAATTCTAGATTGTTGAGCGGTGTTATGTTTTATTGCATCTACTATTATTTCTTGATCCATAATTATTCCTTTCAATGTTATCCTATACTATCCTGACCCAGCTGTCAAGCGCTTGCTGCTTGGAGCTTGCCGCTTGATCCTTCAATCATATACCAGCGCGCCATCCTGATCAGGGAAGCTTGGCGCTACTGGTCCTAGTACTTCGTTGCTACCTTGCGGTCACTGCTTACGTACAGGGAAATGCCAGGGGCAGATTTGGACGCCTTCTCTAGGTCATACATCATTATTAGCAGGACCAAGCAAACCCATAAATCGCGTGGGTCTATATGGATGCATCCATAAGCTTGGTCCAGCAAATAATGATCAGTCACTATGCTACGAGGGTAGTCATGACGCCTCCCATTGCATGACATACAGATATCCTGGCGTAATACCCTTGTTATAGTGTTTATTTCCACAGTCAATAATGACTGATCCCAGATCCAATTTACCAGTTCTAAAGCATAGCTGAACTTACTCTCCATTGGATCAGGGATCAGTAGCACCCAATGGCTATCTTCCAGAGTGCTAATGATCTCTACTTGTTTAGAGTAATTAATATATAATCCTTGACAATCCTATTGTCAAGTAGTAAAACAAAAAAATAAAAATTAATTAACAGAAAGGTCATTATGACAAAAATAAGAATGAATACAGAGTTGCGAAACAAACTCTTTAATAAAATAAAAAATGTCTTTGAAAACGAGGACACTCAAGAACGAGAAGATTTCTTGTCAGCAAGAGAGAGTGTTGATTATCATTATGACATAGCACACAAACTTGCAAAGCAAGTTGTTGAAAGATCATATCCACCAGAAGATGTTTCTGTGTTGCGTTCTTTCAAAAAGAAATATGGTCAACCTTGTGATGTTGTTGCAAAAGATAAATGTTTTTACTTTGCACATAGTGAGGACAAAGATGATGAGGGGGATATTAAAGAAACTAAATCACACTTTGATTTTGGTTTGTTTGGTAATCTAAATGGTAGTGAGTATAGTGATGAGGAGGGAAAGAAATTTGCAGTTGCATATTTTAGAGAAGAACTAAAAGCTATGGATTGCAACCCAGATATCTATGCTCAACAATCCGAGAACAAGGACAACCCACATAAGACTAAACATGTTGAGGCTTGTATGAAAGCACTTGGATATAGTGGTAATAGTTATTCTAGTAGTGATAATAATACAGGCATGACTAAAACTTTTAATGACCAATACTATCTTGATGTCATTGGAACATCTTATTGCAGATCAAGAGCAATCGCATGTACTAAAGACGAGTATGAAACTTTTAATGATTGGCGAATTGCAAAAGGTAATGTTGTATCTAAACACCAAACATGGATTGATACAATTCAAAAACAATGCGATCAGTTAAAGATTGGATTGAAAGCATATAGATATCTTTCAGAGGGTATTGAACTTGCAACAGAACTTGGAATACAAGTTGATGAGGCAGAGTTGATTAGAACTAACTCAACAGGTTTGACTATCTATAATCCAAGCAACTTGGCTAGTATGATTAAAGGTATGAAGAACAAACATCAATCAAGAGAGGCGAAGATATTGGCTAGAAAAAAATACGAAGAAAGTCTAAATTAAGTTTGACAATCTTGGGACTATCCTATAAGATAGTCCCATAACAGAAAGATAAATATGATAAAAGATAAAACATTTAGAATAACATTCACAAAAGCCAATGGCGAGGAAGTAACTAGATTTGGTAAGTTTGATGACAAGTGCAGATATTGGACTAGTAAAGTTGGAACTGCATTGATCACTTATTTTGATTTAGATAAAAAAGGATATAGAACTGCAAGTGGCAGTTGGAAAGTGAGGTACTAATGGAGTATTTTTTTATCGCAACAGTAATAGTATTAATTATATTAAGATTAGTAGGAGATAAATAATGGCACAACAAAACGAAGAACATTTTGAAGTTATAAGTAGCAACAAAGCAAAAGCACATGAAGAACAAAAAGAAATGCGAGAGGAATTAATTAGGTGGATTAAATCTTGTAATAAATTTCAGATGTTAGAGTTATATTCTGAGATGAGAAGAATGAAAAGGAGTTGGAATGACTAGTTTTGAATTTTATTGTATTGTCACATTTTTTGGTTTAATTATGGGATTGGTGGTAGTAGCATGAGTAACAAACATTTTTGCCAAGGACCACATTGCCATACTAGAGTTACATCAGATAGGTTTTTAAAATCGCGTGGTGTAATTCGTGGAAGATATGCATATTTAGATATGGATAAACATGACAATGGTCATTATTATTTTAATAACTCAGATAAATATTTCTGTAGTCAAGGTTGTAAGATTGAATGGTTATCTGAAAACATGGACCACATTGAACATGGTCGACCGATAGAGTTTATAAGACACAGACGAGAGAGCCAAGGTTATGCCAAGGTCAAGAATGATGAGTCAAGGTGGGGACCAGAATATAATATTGTAAGGGTTGACAATGGACAAATTGTAGAGTAGGATTATCCTATTAACAGAAAGGTATAATATGACACAAACAAACACAGACAACAAAACAGAAGAACGTAAGAACAGATTCAACGGGGAGTCTGTTATGCTTACAAAAGAAGAAGCAAGAAGACATGATTGTATTTTCTTAGCTGAAGTAATGGCAACCCTAGAAGATAGAACAAAAGGACAGGGTGCATCCAAGCATTGGGATATAATGCGTAAACATTTGAATTGGTTCAGACAACATAATGCTGAAGCATACATGGTTCTGTTAGACTAGGCATCATGAACCCGGGGACCAGGCTCCCCGGGTTCACTAGTTAGGATAGAGGTACCAGGCCCAATCCAAAATTTGCAATTTTAAATATAATCAATTATACATGTACAAAAAGGGGTCCCTATAGGTTACGTATTATTGCGAGTTTTATATACTTAAAGGCATAAAATACTTATCGGGGTCAAAAACGTATGTACAAAAATTTTTTAAAAAATTTTTTCGAATGACATTATGAAGATAGACATAGAAAAGTTAAAGAAATTTGAAAAGCTACCACCTGATGTAAAAAGAGAATTATCTCTTGTGATGGCTAAGTGGAAAGAAAAGAAAAAACAAGCTGATATTAAAAATGATTTTATGGCTTTTGTTAAACATGTATGGCCAGATTTTATTGAAGGATCTCATCACAAACAAGTTGCTAAAAAATTTAATGATATAGCAACAGGTAAAGTTAAACGTGTTATAATTAACATGGCACCTAGACATACTAAGTCTGAGTTCGCGTCATACTTATTACCTGCTTGGATGGTAGGTCGTAATCCTAAACTAAAAATTATTCAATCAACTAACACAACTGAATTATCTGTAAGGTTTGGTCGTAAAGCAAAACAACTTATGGATTCACCAGAATACAAAGAAGTATTTCAAACAAGATTAAAAGAAGATAGTCAGGCTGCTGGTAAATGGGAAACCCAACAAGGTGGTGAATACTATGCTGCTGGTGTTGGATCTGCAATTACAGGAAGGGGTGCTGACCTATTAATTATTGATGACCCACATACTGAACAAGATGCAATGAATGCACAAGCATTAGATAGAACTTACGAGTGGTATACATCTGGTCCACGTCAACGTCTTCAACCTGGTGGAACGATTGTAATTGTAATGACTCGTTGGAATGAAAAAGATTTAGCAGGACGATTAATTAAATCACAAAAAGAACCTAAAGCAGATCAATGGGAAGTAATTGAGTTCCCTGCAATCCTTCCAACTGGTAAGCCCCTGTGGCCTGAATACTGGAACCTGAAGGATTTAGAAGGGGTTCGTGCATCAATCCCTCTTTCAAAATGGAATGCACAGTACATGCAAAATCCAACCGGAGAAGAAGGAGCATTAATCAAACGTGAATGGTGGCAGGACTGGGAATCAGATGGTCTTCCTCCATTAGAACATGTCATACAATCTTATGATACAGCATTTATGAAAAAGGAAACAGCGGATTACTCTGCTATTACCACTTGGGGAGTATTCACTCCTAATGAAGATAGTGGCCAATGTTTAATATTAGTTGATGCAATCAAAGGACGGTATGAGTTTCCTGAACTTCGTCGTATTGCATTAGATCAGTACGGCTACTGGAATCCGGAAACAGTAATCATTGAAGGAAAAGCTTCAGGGCTTCCATTAACATATGAGTTGCGAAAAGCAGGGATACCTGTTATAAATTACACTCCCTCTAAAGGTAACGATAAACATACGAGGGTAAACAGCGTTTCGCCGTTGTTTGAGTCAGGACGTATATACGCTCCTAAAGAGATGGAGTTCGCACAAGAAGTCATTGAAGAGTGCGCTGCATTTCCATATGGAGACCACGATGATTTGGTGGACTCGATGACTCAGGCAGTGATGAGATTTAGACAAGGTGGTTTGATTCAACACCCAGAAGACTATGAGGATGAACCAATGCCACAAAAACAGAGGACATATTACTAATGGGACCAGTCATAAAATTATTACAAGCAATTAGAGGTTTAACTAAATCAGGTGGAATTAAATCTCTTGATGATGCTTATAGACTTGCACAAAGAGAATTAGGTGAAACATTCAGCAGATATCAAAATCAAATCAAAGATGCTTTTAATCAAGGTCAAAAAGAAATCACCAAAATTACAAACAAACCAACAGCAGATATTATTCCTTTTAGAAAAAAAGAAGGGATTGAATCTTTAAGCAAAGGTAAAGTTAAAGATAAAGGTGAAGTTATCGAAGCATCATTTAAACCGGGTGTAGATAAAAGAGGTAAGAGAGTTGAAGAGTCACCGAGTCAGGCCTCAGGGACTATCATGGATAGAATAAGTAAAGCTTCTAATAAAATTGAAGAATTAATGAAGGAACAAGAAGCAATGTATAAACCTAAACAAGGTTTACAATTAGCTGAAGGACTTACAAGAACAATTGCTAGAAAAATATTAGATAGAAAAAATATTGAGATACCTCCAGGAAGAGATCCAATAGGAGTTTTCTCTGATGTTTTTGGTGAGTCAATAAATGATGTTAATAATCTTGCAGAAGAATTAATTGAAATAGACCAAAGAGGTGGAGGATCAAAAAATATAGATGAGATGATAGAGATGGAAGGTTTGTTTGATATTGAAATTCCTAAAAATCCACAAAAAGGAATGTCTGATGAAGAAGTTATGAAATTTATTGATGAAAATAAGGGTGAAGACATGATGCCTAAAATGACAGAAAGATTTAAATTAAAACAAAAGTATCCAGGAATTGATGACGAACTAATAACTCAAATTGTAGAGGACCCTAATCCACAAAACAAAGCTGAAGCATTAGCAACATTAGATCAAGCTATGAAATTAGTTGAAGAAGGAAAAGGAACTGATGAGGTAGTTAGTATTCTTCAACAACTTAAAAAAACTAGAAAAGATAATGCAGGAGGTGGTATTAATACTTTGATGGCTTCAGATGATATGAACGAAAGACTTTTAGAAAAATTATATGAAGATTTTTTAGAACAAGGTTTTTCTCCAGAAGAAGCTTCAAGAAAAGCCAGAGAAGCATTTAATGAAAGAGTTAATGTAGCTAACGGGGGCGGTCTACAATATTTAATGGGAATGTAACATGGAGATTGGAAAATTTAAATTAGCAAAAGCTGATCTCGTAAGACCACCTAATAAACAAACTCCAGAACAGATCATCCCAAAACAAAAACCTTATACTGAAAAAGTATTTAAACTAGAAGTAGACGACTTTATAAAAGGTTTTATTGGTGGCTTTCCAAAAGATGAAATGCTTTTAAAAATACAAAGTGTTTTAGATAAAGCTGTCGATGCCGGAGCCATAGAACCTCAAGAAGGAATAAAATATTTAAAAGAAAGAAAACAACAGCTCGTAGATTTTGCAAGAGAAAACTATGGGCAAGAGTTACCAGGTATTGAACCTAGAGAAGAATTTGCTAAAGCAGGTTTTGCAAAAGCTACCACTGCAAAAAATTTAAAAGAAACAGTTCCAAATTTTTTAGATGAAGAAACTTATGTAAAACTTAGAAAACAAAAGAAAGATCTAACAAACAAAGAATTTGCTGATTATTTAAATAAAGAAACTGATTATATTCCGGATCCAAGACAAGCAAAAGAGTTTGGAGAAATATCTGTTGAAAGAAGATTTACTGCTGCAAAAAACAAAGGTTTGTTTCCTAAAACTTTTACATACAAAGGCTCTAAAGCTAGCAAAGCAGTTACACCAAAAGAAATAAAAGAATATAAACAATATATTAAAAAAAATTTTCCTTCTAAATATCAAGATATTTTAAAATTGCCTGAAGATAAGTTAAAATCAAGAATTTTTGATAGAAGATCTTATTTAAATAAAATACAAAAACCAGGATTCCAAGAAGCTAAAAACGAAAGAAATCGTAAATATAGATTTGAAGTATCCTCTGGTTTAAGAGGAAAAGAGGCTCAAAAAATATATTTAGAGAAAGCAGCAGAATACAAAAGAGCAATAAATAAAGATGCAAATACATTTTATAGAAATGTTAGAGAAGGTAAAACTTTGTTATGGGAAGATTTATTAAAAAGAACAACTCTTGTAAAAGATCCTCCTTTTAAATTAAATAAAAAAATAATTAAAGGTAAAAAATATAGTAAAGACGAAACACAAAAATTTGTTTTAACAGATAAAAATGGAAACAAATTTAAATATAATTCTTTAGTAGAAGATCTTGCAAAAGCAGGTCAAGACCCACAACAAGTTTTTAGACCTTATGAACAAAAAGCTTTTTTATATAAAGAAAATTTAATGAAACAAATTGTAGAAAATGCAGATAAAATATTGGGAGCAAGAGATAATCCTATTCATGTTCATCACGTAGAGGGCTTCAGTAAAAATCCTTTTAATGTTCAGCTTACCTTTGCAGATCAAAATTTGCGAGAAGGAAATGCTAGACAAACTTTAACAGCAACTTTTAATAATATACTAAAAGAAGAAAAAGCAAAAACTGGCGGCGACACTGAAGGTATATCAAATTTTAACAGAAAGAAAAAAGCTTTAAATAAATTTTATGATTCACTAGGTCCAGATATAGCAGCTCAACTTGGTAAACAAGAAGTAGGCACAAGAACTCCATTAGTTGATATGCTTAAAAAGAAAAATATTAAAATGTCACCAGACATTACACAAAGAGCCATGCAACTGGGTGCAAACCCAATGGCTGATCCTTCTATGTTAAAAAAATATGGTAAGTATGCTTTACAGATTGCAGGCACACCATTAGGCGCAGGAATTTTGACAGCAGGTTTTGGTGTTGATCCAACTTCTGCAATTGATAGATCTGCACTTGCCGCAGAAGCTGCATTTGCTCCAGCACTTGTTAAGGGTGCGAAACAAGCTGCAACAACTTCAGGTATGCAGAGAATTTTAAATTTAGGCATGTCTCCAAAAATGGCAATGCGTGCTGCAAGAATTGCATCACCACTTGGTATTGCATCTTTAGGAGGAGAAGCTTTATATCAATATAGTAAGTTTGCAAAAGACGAAATAGAAAAATTAAAAAACATGGATCCCGATGAAAGAAAAGCTTACAATGAAGCTTTAATGGATGAAGGTGGATCACTTGAATAAATACCCAAAGAAACACCTACTACCCCCTGAGTCCGGACCCCTGCCTCAGGGCTTGAATATTAAGTATAATACTGTTAAAACAGTCAAACAATCTGGAGAAAAAATAAATGGCGGATATAGACAAAGCACTTCCAAACGAAGTCAGAAAAGAATTTAATTTACCTGGTGAAGAAGAAGTTCAAGAACAGGTAATTGAAGAAGCAACTGAAGAACAACAATCTCCTGATGACGTAGAAGTCACAGAGAATGAAGATGGTTCGGTTGATATTAATTTAGATCCTGCAACAGCATCTCCTGAGGGTGGTGATGAGCATTATGCAAATTTAGCAGATTTTTTACCTGATGATGTATTAGGTAGATTGTCATCTAACTTAACTGCTAAATATCAAGAATATGTTTCAAGTAGAAAAGATTGGGAAAAAACTTACACACAAGGACTAGACCTTTTAGGTTTTAAATATGATAACAGAACAGAACCATTCAGTGGTGCATCAGGTGCAACTCACCCAGTATTAGCTGAAGCAGTTACACAATTTCAAGCATTAGCATATAAAGAATTATTACCAGCAGATGGACCGGTTAGAACACAAATTATTGGAGTTCAAACTCCAGAAAAAGTTCAACAGGCATCACGTGTAAAAGATTTTTTAAATTATCAAATTATGGATCAGATGAAAGAATATGAACCTGAGTTTGATTCTATGTTATTTCATTTACCTCTTTCAGGTAGTACATTTAAAAAAGTATACTACGATGAAATGGAACAAAGAGCAGTATCAAAGTTTGTTCCAGCAGATGATTTAATTGTTCCGTACACAGCTACCTCATTAGATGATGCGGAAGCAATTATTCATCGTGTTAAAGTTTCAGAAAACGAATTACGAAAACAACAAGTTGCAGGTTTTTATAAAGATGTTGAAATTGGAAAACCTGGAGACAAAGAATCTGATATAGATAAAAAAGAGAGAGAATTAGAAGGCATGTCAAAAAATGCTAACGATGATGTCTTTACATTATTGGAGTGTCACGTTGATTTAGATCTAGAAGGTTTTGAAGATACAGATCAAGAGACTGGTGAGCCGTCCGGAATTAAAATACCTTACATTGTAACTATTGAAGAAAGCTCAGGTGAGATTCTTTCGATTAAGAGAAACTATGAAGTAGGTGATCCAAATAAAAACAAAGTAAACTATTTTGTACATTTTAAATTTTTACCAGGACTTGGTTTTTATGGTTTTGGTTTAATACATATGATTGGTGGATTAAGTAGAACTGCAACCGCTGCATTAAGACAATTATTAGATGCAGGGACATTATCTAATTTACCTGCAGGATTTAAAATGCGTGGTATTAGAATTAGAGATGATGCACAATCAATTCAACCCGGTGAGTTTAGAGACGTAGATGCACCTGGTGGTAATTTAAGAGATTCATTTATGATGCTTCCGTTTAAAGAACCAAGTCAAACATTACTTTCACTTATGGGAGTTGTTGTTCAAGCAGGACAAAGATTTGCATCAATTGCTGATATGCAAGTTGGTGACGGTAATCAACAAGCAGCAGTTGGAACTACAGTTGCACTTTTAGAACGTGGTTCAAGAACTATGTCGGCTATTCACAAAAGAATTTACTCGGCTTTAAAAAATGAATTTAGACTTATGGCTAGAGTATTCAAGTTATATCTACCACAACAATATCCGTATGATGTAGTTGGGGGTCAAAGAATGATTATGCAATCAGATTTTGATGATAGAGTAGATATATTGCCAGTTGCTGACCCCAACATTTTTTCACAAACACAGCGTATATCCCTCGCGCAAACAGAACTCCAACTGGCACAATCAAATCCGCAAATGCATAATCTATATCAAGCATATAGAAATATGTATGAAGCTTTAGGTGTAAAAAATATAGATGGCATTTTAGTTAAACCTATGCAGCCAACACCAAAAGATCCGGCATTAGAACACATTGATGCTTTAGGTGGAAGACAGTTTCAAGCGTTTCCAGGTCAAGATCACAGATCACATATTACTGCACACTTAAATTTCATGGCAACTAATATTGCAAGAAACAATCCAATGGTAATGGCATCGTTAGAGAAAAATATTTTTGAACATATTAGTCTAATGTCGCAAGAACAAGTTGAATTAGAGTACAGAGATGAGATGCAACAACTTCAACAAATGCAAATGCAGGCTCAACAGAACCCACAAATGGCTCAACAGATACAAATGCAAGCAATGCAGATAACTCAAAAGATTGAAGCAAGAAAAGCACAGTTGATTGCTGAGATGATGGAAGAATTTATGAACGAAGAGAAGAAAATTACCTCACAATTTGACAATGATCCTATTGCAAAACTAAGATCAAGAGAATTAGACCTTAGAGCAATGGAAAATGATCGAAAAGAACGTGAAGCAAGAGAGAGAATGGACCTTGATAAGATGAAAACAATGATGAACCAACAAAATCAAGATGAAAAACTTGAACAAAATGAAGAATTAGCAAATTTAAGAGCTGATACATCAATTGAAAAGACAATTTTAAGCAAAACTATACCTAGCGCAGACTCAATGATGAAGAATACTGAAAACATGGTTCCAAATATTGAAATCATGCGTAAAGGTTAGTGACAAAAACTAAAAAAGAAGTTAAAATAATATAACTAAGGAGAAAATATGGAAAAATTAGATAAAATTGTTGAGATCCCGTCAGAAGACAAGATGAATCTTGAAATCGACCCAAGATCTAAGACAACAGCTGATGGTTCTTTCAATTACATCGCTAAAGGCGAAGAAGTTGAAGTTAGAGGAACTAAAAGAATGCTGAAAGAGAAATCTAAAAAAGCTAGGTGGATCTAAATGTGGTTATCGGCAATTAAATTAGCCGTTTCTGCTGGTAGTAAAATTTATGCTAACAAGCAAAGAACTAAAATGGCTATGTCAGATGCACAACTGATGCATGCACAAAAAATGGCCCAAGGTCAGGAAGCTTACCAAGGAAAACTTTTAGAAGCTAGACAATCGGACTGGAAGGACGAGGCCGTTTTGATAATTTTAAGTTTGCCCGTGTTGGTGCTCGCGTGGGCAGTGATATCGGATGACCCGACAGCGATGGACAAGGTAAAATTGTTCTTTGATATGTTCTCGCAGCTCCCGAGCTGGTTTACAAATCTCTGGATTCTTGTCGTTGCGAGCATTTATGGTATAAAGGGTACACAAATATTTAAAAACGGAGGAAAAAAATAATGAGAAAAAAATATAGTAACGGAACTAAATTAACTAAAGCACAAAAAACTTTACCTGAAGCACTTCAAAAACTTATTAAGGGTAAAAAGAAAAAAGAAAAAAAACCATCTATGATGGCAATGGCTGTGAAGGGTAAAAAATAATGGCAAAACTTTGCGCAAAAGGAAAAGCTGCAGCTAAAAGAAAATTTAAAGTATACCCATCTGCATATGCTAACATGTATGGTTCAGCAGTATGTTCAGGTAAAGTTACACCAGGTGGCAAGAAGAAAAGAAAAAAAGCTATGGGTGGTGGAATGATGCGTGACTCATACAGAGTAGGTGGTCTTGCTAGACGTAAGAGAATGGGTTGTGCGTAGAAATTTTGCAGAAGGTGGTTTAAGAAAATGGGTATCCGAGAAATGGGTAGACATTGGAGCACCGAAGAAGAATGGAAAATATCAACCATGCGGGAGAAGCAAGGGGAGCAAAAGAAAGTATCCAAAATGCGTACCACTTGCAAAAGCCACACGGATGACAAAAGGACAAAAGGCATCTGCTGTCAAACGAAAAAGAGCTGCAGGTAATCCTGGAGGAAAACCAACTAACGTAAAAACATTTGCATAATGAATTTAGAAAAAGATTTACAAAAATTAAAAAAAGAAAAAGCATTAAAAGAATCTGCTATTGCTCAACTTAGAAAAAGAAGCAAAGATTCTAATGCTAGACCTAGAGCAGAAAAAAATATTTTATCAACTAATCCAGATATGCAGAAAATCTAATGACTATTAGAAAAACAACTAAAGGACCTGGAGCTAATTATAGACCAACTAAATCTGGTGCCGGTATGACTGCTAAAGGTGTAAGAGCTTATAGAGCAGCAAATCCTGGATCAAAATTAAAAACAGCAGTAACCGGTAAAGTTAAAAAAGGTTCAGCTGCAGCAAAAAGAAGAAAGTCATATTGTGCTAGATCACTTGGACAACTTAAACGATCTTCTGCTAAAACTAGAAACGATCCTAATTCTAGAATTAGACAAGCTAGAAGACGTTGGAAATGCTAGACAGATTAGTATATAGATTTTTTGGTTTTTTAGATAATGCTATTGCATTTGTTGAAACAGGTGTTATAAAAATGACCGAATGGTGTTGGCATTCACGAGTAAATTTACTAAATAAAAGGAGAAAGAAAAATGTTAAATGAAGAACTTACTATATTAAACAAAGTACAAAAACATCTTAAAGAATCCTATCAATCTATTGGTGATAGTATGATCGCCGGAGGTATTGACAATATGGAAAAATACAAGTATATGATGGGACAGGCACATGCCTATTTAAGAATATCACAGGAAATCTCTAACCTGCTAAACCCTAAGGAGCAAAAAAATGATACTGAAAGAGAACAACCAGAAAACGTCGTCCAATTCGAACCCAAAGATTAAGTCTGCATTATTAGACAAATACGACGATGAACATAAAAAAGAAGTAGACGGTTACGAACGTCTTAAAACAAAAGAATCAAATAAATTACCTAAACCAACTGGATGGAGATTAGTTGTTCTTCCTTTTAAAATGAAGGAGAAAACTAAGGGTGGATTAATTCTTGGACAAGAAACTTTAGAGAGACAACAAATTGGATCTACATGTGGTTTAGTCCTTGCAATGGGTCCTGATTGTTATAATGACAAAGATAAATTTCCAGAAGGACCTTGGTGTAAAAAAGGTGACTGGGTAATTTTTGCAAGATATGCTGGATCAAGAATCCAGATAGATGGTGGGGAAGTAAGAATGCTAAATGACGATGAAGTTTTAGCAACCATCGATAACCCCGAAGATATACTTCATCAATATTAATCATAGGAGAAACTATGCCTGACGTAGAAGAAAACAAAACAGTAGATATTGATACATCTGGTCCAGGTGCTGAAATTGAATTAGAAAATGAATCTAAGGAAACAGAATCACCAGAAGTAGAAACATCCACAGAAGAAACAACTGAAACAACTGAAACAAAAGTTGAAGCAACAGAAGAAAAGAAAGAAGAACCTGCTAAGGAAGAGAAAGAAAAAGAATTAGAACAGTACAGTGAATCTGTACAAAGAAGAATAGCTAAACTAACTCATAAATGGAGAGAAGCACAGAGACAAGCTGATGATGCTGCGGAATATGCAAGAGCGCAGATTAAATTAAAAGAGGCGGCTGAAAAGAAAATCTCGAAGCTTGAACCCGGATACCTGAAGTCTACAGAAGATAGTATTACATCAGGAATCCAAGCAGCACAGGCTAAACTTGCAGCAGCTAGAGAAGCAAATGATCTATCTGCGGAGTCAGAAGCTTTAACTGCTATTTCTGAGCTAGGTTATAGAAGAGCAAAACTCGAAGAGACTAAAGTAGCTCAAGAAGAGTTTAACGCTGATAAAGCTAAAGAGGTTAAACCTGAAATCAACTTAAATAAACAACAAGCGGCTGAATCTACACCAGATCCAAAAGCTGAATCATGGGCATCTAAAAATACATGGTTTGGACAAGATACGGCTATGACTTATACTGCTTTTGATTTACATAAAAAGTTGACAGAACAAGAAGGTTATGACCCCCAATCTGATGAGTATTATTCTGAAATAGATAAAAGAATAAGACTTGAATTCCCCCACAAATTTGGTACAACAGAAGATACTAAAGGGGAAATTTCGACCAAACCCGTACAAACAGTAGCTAGTGCGAAGCGAAGTACAAATACTGGTCGCAGAACAGTGAGGCTCACACCATCACAAGTAGCAATCGCAAAAAAATTAGGTGTGCCACTTGAAGAATATGCGAAACAATTAAAAATCACGAAGGAGGCATAAGCATATGGAAAATAATAATGACAAAAAAACCTCGCGTGCGAGTCAAACTAGAGAAAAACAATCTAAACCAAAAGTTTGGACTCCACCATCATCTTTAGATGCACCCCCTGCTCCAACAGGTTTTACACATAGATGGATAAGAGTTGAATCTATGGGATTCCAAGACACTAAAAATGTCGCTGGAAGAATTAGATCAGGATATGAATTAGTTAGATCTGATGAATATCCAGAAGCAGACTATCCAATTGTAGAAGACGGAAAATACAAGGGAGTGATCGGAGTTGGCGGCCTTGTGCTGGCAAGGGTACCGGAAGAGATCGCAAAACAACGTACTGACTATTATACACAACAAGCTCAGGATAACGTTGAGGCAGTAGACAACGATCTTATGAAGGAACAGCACCCAAGTATGCCAATCAATATTGATAGGCAGACGCGTGTAACTTTTGGTGGTACTAAGAAATCCTAATTAAAGAATTTCTAAGCCAACAGAGTACACTTAAACTAAACAAAGTCTAAGGAGGACAACTACTATGGCAAATCAAGACGCCGCTTTCGGTTTGAAAGCAATTGGTAAAGTCGGACAGAATAGAGACAATCAAGGTTTAAGTGAATATGATATTGCAGCTTCTGCAACAGCTATTTATCAAGGAGATCCAGTAGAAATGTTAGCTACTGGAACTATTGGTGTAGCAGCAGCGGGAGACGTTTTATTAGGCTCACTAAACGGTGTATTCTATACTGACGCTTCAACTTCAAAACCTACATGGGCTAATCACTTAGCTGCATCTAACACTGCAACTGACATTGTTGGATTCGTAAGTGACGACCCTTATGAAAGATTTGAGGTTCAATCAAATAACACAGGTGCTTCTGCACAAACTGATATTGGTAATGTAGCTAATATCGTGTATGCAGCAGGAAGTACACCTAACTACGTTTCAAAAGTTGAGTTAGATGATTCAGATCTAGCAACTACTGATGGCCAATTAAAGGTTATCGGTGTTTCTAAAGATCCTGCAAATAATGATCTAACAGCAGCAAATGTGAATTGGGTCGTTACGATCAACGAACATTTCTTGAAACAAACAGCCGGAATATAATAGGAGGATAATTATGGCGATATCTAGAGGACAACTAGTTAAAGAACTAGAGCCAGGTTTGAATGCTTTATTCGGTCTGGAATATAAACGTTATGAGAATCAGCATGCTGAAATATATACTACTGAGTCTTCAGACAGAGCGTTTGAAGAAGAAGTTATGTTATCAGGTTTTGCTCAAGCACAGACAAAAGCAGAGGGTTCTGGTGTGGTTTTTGACAATGCTCAAGAAACTTACACTGCAAGATACACTCACGATACTGTAGCTTTAGCATTTTCAATCACTGAAGAAGCGATTGAAGATAACTTGTATGACAGACTTGCTAGTAGATATACTAAAGCACTTGCTAGATCTATGGCGAACACAAAACAAGTTAAAGCGGTTAACCCGTTAATTAATGGTTTTGGAACATTCACTTCAGGTGATGGTACTGCATTATTTGCAACTACTCACCCAACTATTAGTGGAACTGTATCAAACACATTAGCTACGGCTGCTGACTTGAACGAAACTTCATTAGAGCAATCATTAATCGATATTGCTGCAATGACAGACGAAAGAGGTCTGAAAATTGCTGCAAGAGGTGTTAAAATGATCATCCCTTCTGAACTTCAGTTCACTGCTGAAAGACTTATGAAGTCTCAAGGCAGAGTTGGTACTGCTGATAATGACATCAATGCAATCGTTTCTATGGGAATGGTTCCTCAAGGTTACAGAGTGAACAATTTCTTAACTGATCCAGATGCATTCTACATTATCACTGACGTGCCTAACGGTATGAAGATGTTTGATAGATCACCTATCAAAACTGCAATGGAAGGCGACTTCGATACTGGTAACGTAAGATACAAAGCTAGAGAAAGATACTCATTTGGTGTATCTGACTTTAGAGGTATTTTTGCATCACCAGGTGCATAATAATTAATAAATTTGAGGCGGGACACAATCCCGCCTCATTTTATATATAGAAAGACAAAACCATGAATAAATACTTAATTAAAATTTTTACAAAACATCTTCAAACAAAATTTGAAATCGAAAGTGATAAAGAAATAAATGATGTAAATGAGCTTAATCCTCATATCATTGACTTTCTAGGAAAATCTGATATAAAATGGGAACAAAATGATATGCAATACACTAGTACTGCAAATGATTTTTATATAACCTATGAGGAGGTTACAAATGGCTCAGGACAACATGGTATTGTTCGCAAAGAAACTGAAACTCGAGTCTAGATGGAACGAGTTGTTTCTTGAAAACAAAGGACAAATAACACCAGAAATGTCTGTTCTAGGTGATGAGATTAAAATAGTAATTAGATCAATCATCAGGGAACAAGAAGCAAAAGTTCATAATAATCCTAGAGATGGTGAAGTTCATCTTTTCGCTGGTTAATTAGAACTTAGACATTATTGAAAACGTCAATCATTCCTAGGGATCTCTTGCACTCTATACAAATCTAGTATATAAATTAATCACTATACAATTTAATTAGAACATAGACGCGTATAGTCGACGGCCTAGAGACTATGTTCGAAAACTAGGAGGATATAATTATGGCAAATACTACATTTACAGGACCGGTACGATCAGAAAACGGTTTTGAAGTAATAACTAAAAACACATCAACAGGTGCTCTTACATCTACAATGAGTCTTAAAGAGTTCACTGCAACTATTACAGTTGCTAATGGTGATACTACAGGAAAAGAAACTTCTATTCAAATTCCTACAAACTTTATTCCATTAGGAATTGGTGTCGTAGTAACTACTGCTTCAGTTAACGCTGTTAACTTAGTTGACATTGGAACAGATGCTGACACAGACGGTTATGTTGACGGAGCTTCTTTAGCTCTTAACACAACTGGTTGGAAAGGTTTCTTAGGATGCAATGGTGTACTAGGTATGTCTGGTTTTGCACCAGGAGTAGCTGGTTTAGCTGGAGACGAAGTTGAGTTGGTTGTTTCAGGTGATCCAGGTGGAGATACTGTAATCGTTCTAAAAATATTTGGAATTGATTCAACATCTGACACACAATAATAAATAATTACTGTGGGGCTTCGGCCCCACATATTAATTTTAACGGAGAAAAAAATGAGTTCAGATCAGAAATTTACAACACTTACAGCTGATGGACAGGTTAAAACTTTTTCAGGTGGATCTACTAATATAGGTCCTTCTAGAGTTACATATATCCAAGCTACAGGTATTACGAATATAAAACTTTATGATGCAGCAACTGCATCAGGAAATATTATATTTGAATCTACCTTTGGAAGCGAAGGACTAGATCTTTATGTACCTGGAAATGGTATTAGATTTGAAAATACTATTTACGCAGATGTAACTGGATCAGGATCTGTAACAATAGGATACACAGGCTAATGAGATCAGACGTAAAAGCAGTTAGAAAAACAGCGACAGGTTCTGTATTCGCAGGAAGAACTAGACTAAGAGGAATTATTTTAGCATCAACAGGTTCTGCAGGTTCAGTTACATTACAGGATGGAAACTCAGTAACACAGTTTCAAGTAGATGTACCAGCAGGTGATGTATTTTCTTATAATCTAGCAGAAGACGGAATTTTATTTGAAGGTGGAATGACTGTTTCTGCTATTTCAAATTCTACTGTAACTGTTGTTCTAGATAAATAGGAGATTAAATGGCAACTTCCGGAACTACAACTTTTGAATCAAGTTTTTATATTGATGATGTAATTACTGAAGCTTATGAAAGAATAGGTAGATTTGATTATTCTGGTAATGATATAAAAACAGCTAGACGTTCTTTAAACATAATGTTTCAAGAATGGGGAAACAGAGGTTTGCATTTTTGGGAAGTAAAAAATAATTCAATTACATTAGTTGATGGTCAGTCAGAATATACAATGTTTAGATCAACAGCTGATGGTACATCGAGTACTACTGCTGTTTATGGTGTAGATGATATTTTAGAAGCTGTTTATAGAAACTCTTCAAATGTTGATTTTTCTTTGACAAAAATTAATAGATCAAATTATCAAGGTCTATCTTCAAAAACACAAAAAGGAACTCCAACACAATATTTTGTACAAAGATTTATTGATAAAGTAACAATTACTTTATATTTAACTCCAGGATCCAGTGAAGCCGGAAACTTTCTTAACTATTATTATGTTAGCCGGATTCAGGATACAGGAAACTATACTAACGAGGCAGATGTACCTTATAGATTTGTACCTTGTATGGTATCAGGACTTGCATATTATTTATCACAAAAATTTAAACCAGAATTAGTTCAACAAATGAAATTACTTTATGAAGATGAATTAAAAAGAGCATTAGAGGAAGATGGTTCTTCTTCAAGTACATTTATAACCCCTAAAACTTATTATCCAAATGTCTAGATCAAACGGAAAATATGCACAATTTATTTCAGACAGATCAGGTATGGCTTTTCCATACAAAGAAATGGTCGTTGAATGGAATGGCTCACGTGTGCACACATCTGAATTTGAACCAAAGCAACCACAGTTAGATCCTAAACCAACTGTTGCTGATCCACAAGGTTTACAATTTGCAAGACCTGCAAGAGTCGAACCTGCAACAGAAAGTTTATTACCAGGTAACCCATTTAATTTTACTTCGGGATTAAGTATTGTAACTGTTACTGAACCTAATCATAAAAGATCTACAGGTAATACTGTTGTATTTAGAAATGTAGATGGAAGTCCAGGTGGATTAGCTTATTCAGTGTTTGAAAACTCTTCAGGATTTAGTATAACAGTTATAGATACAAATAGTTATAGTTTTAATTGCGGAAGTAATGCAACATTAACAGGAGACTCAGGAGGGATGACTGTGACCGCTGGTCCAGTTACATTAACACCATAATGACATACGCAGAATTAGTACAAAAAATTAGAGATTATACAGAAGTAGATGCAAATGTTTTAACATCTACTATTGTAGATGGAATAATTAACGACGCTGAATTTAGAATATATAGAGAGGTAGATTCTGACAATAACCGAAGATACGCAACAGCTAATTTAATTGCATCACAAAGATTTATTGATGTGCCCTCTGATTTATTAATTGTTCGATCAGCTCAAATTGTAAATGGTGGAGCAGGTGGAACTAGAAATTTTTTAGAATTTAGAGATACAAGTTTTATGTCTGAATATAATTCAACAGGTGTTACTGGAGAACCAAAATATTACAGTATGTGGGATAAAGATACTATTGTTTTAGCTCCTACACCTAACTCAACTTACCAAATTCAGTTAAACTATATCTTGAAAGACCCTGGTTTATCTGCTACAAATACACAAACATACATCAGTAAGTATTTTCCCAACGGACTATTGTATGCATGCTTAGTAGAAGCATTTTCTTTTTTAAAGGGGCCAAATGATCTCTTGCAATTATACGAAGGAAAGTATAAACAAGTGGTAGAAGGCTTCTCGATTGAACAAATGGGAAGGCGAAGACGAGATGAATATCAATCAGGTGTTCCTCGAGTCGGAGGCAAATAAGGAGATAAACTATGGCTATAACACAAGCGATTGCAAATGCGTTTAAAAAACAATTACTAGAAGGTGATGCAAATTTTAAATCATCTGGTGGTGATGTTTTTAAATTAGCTCTTTATACTTCTTCAGCAACTCTAAACTCAACTACAACTGCTTACAGTGCAACTAATGAAGTTAGTAACACTGGAACTTACGCAGCGGGTGGTGATCCATTAACAGGTCAAAGCACAAACATCGGAACTGGTTCAGGTAAAGGTGTTGCGTTCGTTGACTTCGCAGATTTATCATTCACAGGTGTAACGTTAACAGCTAGAGGTGCATTAATCTACAACACATCTTCTGCAGTTACTAATGCAGCAGTTGCAGTTTTAGATTTTGGAGGAGATAAAACAGCTACATCAGGAACTTTCACAGTACAGTTTCCAGCAGCAACGACTTCAGCAGCTATATTAAGAATCTCTGGTTAATAGGAGTTTTAAATGGCATTAGTCGTTAATGATAGAGTAAAAGAAACCTCTACCACTACTGGTACAGGAACTCTTTCTCTTGCAGGAGCTGTTTCAGGTTTTGAATCATTTGTTGCAGGTATTGGTACTACAAACACAACATATTATTCCATTGTAAATGAAGATGGTGCGTTTGAAATTGGTATTGGTACTGTAACAGACGCTACACCTGATACATTATCTAGAGATACTATATTATCATCATCTAATAGTGACTCTGCAGTAAATTTTGCTGCAGGTACTAAAGATGTTTTCTGTACCCTTCCTGCATCCAAAGCAGTTATTAAAGATGCTAGCGGAAACATTGTTGCAAACAATGGATCTAACTTAACTGCTCTTAATGCTTCAAACGTAGCTTCAGGAACTTTATCATCAGATAGATTACCAACAGTACCAACAACAAAAGGTGGTACAGGTTTAACAGCTATTGGAACTGCAAACCAAGTTCTTGCCGTAAACGCAGGAGCAACTGCTTTAGAATTTCAAACTCCAACTACTGGAGATATTACAGGTGTCACAGCAGGTTCTGGTTTAACAGGTGGTGGATCTTCTGGAGATGTTACATTAAACGTTGGAGCCGGAACCGGTGTTACAGTCAACGCTGACGACATAGCTATTGGCCAAAGTGTGGCAACTTCAGCTAGTCCTACTTTTGCAGGTTTAACTACTACTGGTAATATTAATTTTGGAGATAATGATTTAGCAAGATTTGGCGATAGCGGAGATTTACAAATTTATCATTCTAGTACCGAAAGTTTTATTAAAGATATTGGTACAGGTAGTTTATACATAGATACTAATGGAACTGCAATTCAACTTACATCTGGTGACACAGCTAAAAATATGGTGAAAGGAGTAAAAGATGGTGCTGTTGAACTTTACCATAACAACTCTAAGAAATTAGAAACAACATCTGCTGGTGTTACTGTCACTGGAGAAGTTGCAGCAACTTCTTTAGATATTTCAGGTGATATTGATGTTGATGGTACAGCAAATTTAGATGTAGTAGATATTGATGGAGCTGTTGATATGGCTTCTACATTACAAGTAGATGGTGCGATTACATCTTCTGCTGGAGCAACAATTACAGTATCGGATAATACTGCTGCTCTTGAACTTATCTCAACAGATGCAGACGCAAATGTTGGCCCAAGACTTTCTTTGTATAGAAACTCTGCTAGTCCAGCAGATAATGATATACTTGGAGATATTCGTTTCATGGGTGAAGATGATGCAAGTGCTAAACTTGAATATGCAAAGATTGAAGCACAAGCATTGGATGTAAGTGATGGTTCTATAGATACACAATTAAGATTTCAAATTAGACACGCTGGATCTGGAAATGATATTTTAAAATTAACTCCAACAGAAGTAGTATTTAATGATGGAAGTTTTGATACAGACTTTAGAGTTGAATCAAATAATCAAGCAAATGCATTTAAAATAGATGCAGGTAATGACACAGCTTCTTTTGCTGTGCCTATAACAACTACAGAAAATATTAATTTTGGAGATAGCGATAAAGCTATCTTTGGTGATGGTGGTGATTTAGAAATTTATCATGAGGGTAGTCATTCTTTTATAGATGATACTGGCACTGGTAGACTTTATCTAAGAGGTAATGATGGAGTTTATATACAAAGATATACTGGCGAAGATATGATAAAAGCTATCGCAGATGGTGCAGTTGAACTTTATCATAACAACGCTAAGAAATTAGAAACAACATCTGGTGGTGTAGATGTAACTGGAACAATTACATTTGATGGGGGTACTACTTCTGCTGATTTAAATTTTGGAGATAGTGATAAAGCACTTTTTGGAGCAGGTTCAGATTTTGAAATTTATCATGATGGAAGTAATGCTCAAATTAAAAATAATACTGGACAAGTATTTTTTCTTTCAGACACAGCAACAAAATTTAAAGATGCGGGTGGTAATGAAACATTTGCTGCATTTAATGATAATGGTGCAGTAGATTTATACTACGACAACTCTAAAAAATTTGAAACAACAACTGGTGGAATAGCTGTTACAGGAGCTATTACTGCAACAGGAGATGTAACAGCATTTTCTACTTCTGATAAAAGTTTAAAGAAAAATGTTGTAAACATTGATAGTGCTCTAGATAAAGTTTCACAAATAAACGGTGTATACTATGATTGGACTGAAGAAGCTTTAGAAAAAAATAAACATTTAAAAGCTGAAAAAGAAGTTGGAGTTATTGCACAAGATGTTGAAAAAGTTTTACCTGAGATTGTTGCAACAAGAGACGATGGAACCAAAGCAGTTAAATATGAAAGACTATGTGCTTTATTAATTGAATCCGTCAAAGAACTTAAAAAAGAAATAGAATTACTTAAAAACCCAGGAGCGTAACAAATGGCTTTTGGTATTACAGCATTTGCAGAAGCACCTTTTGCAGCAGCGGGAGCTGCAAGTATTACTGCTGCCGTAACGGGTCAAGAACTTACCATTGCAGAAACATCTCCTGGTGTTGTTATTGATGTAAATGTTTCTGTCACGGGTCAGGCTTTAACCACCACTTTAAATAATAGTGGTATTGATATATTTGTAGGAATTAAAGAAATTCCTACAGGAATTGGTTTTAATGCTAATTTAGGTTCTGTTACTACAGTCGGAAATGCAAATGTTTCTGTTACAGGTCAAGCTTTAGCTATGACAGAAGGAACAGCTGTATTAGATGCAAATACTTTAGCTGATGTTACCGGAGAATTATTATCTATAGCTGAAGGAAATGTTAGTACAACTGCTAACGCAAATACTACTGTTACCGGTCAAGAATTAACAGTACAAGATGATTCTGTAACAATTATTACAGATACAGATGTTTCATTGACTGGACAAGCTATGGCAGCTTCACTTGGAACAGCTGTATTAGATGCAAATACTTTAGCTGATGTAACTGGTCAAGAAATGACTATGCAGGAAGGTCAGGTAGAGGTTGATGATGCAAGTGCTGAGGTGACTGGAATTGAAATGACAATGTCTTTAAATAGTGTAAAAACTATTGTATGGACTGAAGTAGACACAGGGTCAACATCTGTTTGGACAGAAGTTGACACAGCAGCATAAAAAAATTATTATGGTAAAAGGAGAATAAATGGCAGTACCAAGTACAAATACAAGTATGGATGATATCCAAGATGAATTTGGAGGATCTAATCCTATATCTTTATCAGAATATTATTCTGGAGGACCTTTAGTACCTTCAGGTGCTCCTGCACCTAATGGTCCAATTCCTTCGTCAGGACAAATATCAATAGGTCAATTTAGAGGATCAGAAAATATAACTTTCATGTCTGCGAGTGGTGGTACTGAAACTACTTCAGGAGATTACAAAATTCATACATTTACAGGTCCTGGAACTTTTACTGTTAATTCAGTTGGTAATCAACCAACTGGTTCTAAAGTTGACTATCTGGTAATAGCAGGTGGCGGCGGAGGCGGTGGTAGAGAAACCGGTGGTGGAGGCGGAGCAGGTGGTTATAGAGAATCTCATGATCCTGCAGTTTCTGGACCTTGGTCAAACTCTCCTTTAGCAACACCCTCTTCTTTATCTGTTTCAGCACAAGGTTACCCTATTACAGTAGGTGGAGGTGGTTCTGGTAACCAGAACAATGGTAGCGGAGGTTCTAATTCAGTTTTTTCAAGTATTACAGCCGCAGGAGGTGGTTATGGTGCAGTTAATGCTAATGGTGATCCTGGTGGATCAGGTGGTGGTGGTGGAAGAAATGCCCCTGGAGCAGGTGGATCAGGTAATAGTCCCTCCGTTAGTCCATCTCAAGGAAATCCTGGTGGTCCAAGATATCCATTTCCTATGAATCCTGGAGCCGGTCCTCCTAATGGTGGAGGAGGTGGCGGTGGTGCCACGAGTTCAGGTAGCCAGGGTGGACCTGGCGGTGGAAATGGTGGAAATGGAGCAACAAGTTCTATCAACGGATCTTCAACTACAAGAGCTGGTGGCGGAGGCGGTGGAGCTGAAGGTGGACCTGCTGGGTCCGGTGGACCTGGCGGTGGTGTAAGTGGAAGAAGAGATCCTACTAGTCCTATTTCAGGCGCAGCTTCTAATACTGGAGCTGGTGGTGGCGGTAACGGTTGGGGACCTAACTTTTCACCTCCTGGTGGAAATGGTGGATCAGGTTTAGTAATAATCAGATATAAATATCAATAATTATGGCACATTTTGCAAAAATATCAGAAGATAATTTAGTTTTACAAGTATTAGTACTTGATGATAAAGATTGTATTAATTCAGAAGGAGTTGAGGTAGAATCAATTGGGCAAGCTTATTTAGAAACTCATAACAATTGGCCCGCTCATCTTTGGATTAAAACTTCATATAATACTTTTTACAATCAACATATAAATGGTGGAACTCCTTTTAGAGGAAATTATGCAGGTATAGATTATACATGGGATGAAGCTAATCAAATTTTTTGGACTCCAAAACCTTTTCCATCTTGGGTAAAACATATTCCAACTGCAGATTGGAAATCACCAATTGGTGATCCTCCTGAATTAACAGAAGAACAAGAATCACAAAATCAAGCACTTACTAATAGATGGGTATATATTTGGGATGAATCTAAATATGAGCTGGACAATACAGATGGTTGGGTTATAGTAGATCAGTTTTTATAAAGAATTAAAGGTAATTAGTGAAATTAATTATATTAGGTAGAGGTAATGCCGGTTGTATATCAGCAATGCATTTTGGTTATTTTAGAAAATTTCTAAATACTAAAGTTGAAATAGAATTAATCTATGATAGTAAAATAAAACCAGTTCCTACTGGTCAAGGAACTACATTACAATTTCCCGATTGGTTATTTAAAAATTTTTTTTCTAATCATTTGCATAGTTTTCCTACTACTTTGAAAACAGGAATTATGTATGAAAACTGGGGAAAGAAAAATAAAAAAATATTTCACCCTTTCCCATTAGGAAGATATGCTATTCATTTTAATCCTGAAGATTTTCAAAATTATGTTTGTAAAAATTTAAATATAGATTTTACAGAAAAAGATGAAAATATTAAAAATTATAATAGTTTAGATGCAGATTATATTATAGATTGTAGGGGAACTCCTAAATCTTTAAAAGAATATAATACTTTAATTAATCCATTAAACTGTGCTCTTTTAGCTGATTTACCTAAAAAAGAAAATGACGTCCCATGGACTGGAACAACAGCAACACCTGATGGTTGGTGTTTTTATATTCCTTTACCTAAAAAAACATCTATTGGATATTTATTTAATAATAAAATTACCTCAGTAGAAAAAGCAAAAGCTAATTTTAAAAAACTATTTGGTGTAGAAAAAATAAATCATGTATTTCCTTTCAATCAATATGTCGCTAAAGAACCTATTATAGAAGACAGAGTTTTATTAAATGGTAATAAGTTATTTTTTTTAGAGCCTTTAGAAGCAACAGCTATGGGATCCTATATAAAAGTAAACCAATTTTATTATAATTATATCTTTAATAGCCAACATAAAAAAGATACTAAAATTGATATACATAATTACGTAAAACAAATTGAACAATTTATTTTGTATCACTATTCAAACGGATCTATTTACGATACTAATTTTTGGAAAAAAGCAGAAAATTTATGGAAAAATACTGAAACACTTTTGTTAGATAAAGAATTAAAAATAACAAAAGGAATGTCTTCTGAAGATATGGAAAGAAGTTTAAACTCAGAAAATGAATTTGGTCTATGGCCTCCTTTTAGTATAAAACAATGGCAAGATAAAGTCGCGTAATTAATATGCAATATTACTATTGGTATTTTACATCTGTAATACCTCCTAAATTATGTGACGACATAATTAAATATGGATTATCTAAAAAAGAATCTATAGCTTTAACTGGAGGCTATGGTGAAAAAGAACTTTCTAAAAAAGAAATTAAAGATTTAAAAAATCACAGGGATTCAGATGTAGTATGGTTAGATGATCCATGGATATATAAAGAAATACATCCTTATATAACTTTAGCAAACAAAAACGCTGGATGGAATTATACTTGGGAAAAAAGTGAGCCTTGTCAATTTACAAAATATAAATTAAATCAATACTATGATTGGCATTGTGATAGTTGGGACGTACCTTTTAACAATAAAGATTCAAATCATCCATACCACGGTAAAAATAGAAAGTTATCTATGACTTGTCAATTAACGGATGGATCCGAATATGAAGGAGGAGAATTAGAATTTGATTTTAGAAACTATGAACCGAATAAGAGAAAAGAAACTAAACATTTACAACAAGCAAAAGAGATATTACCTAAAGGAAGTATTATTGTTTTTCCCTCACATGTATGGCATAGGGTAAAACCTGTAACAAAAGGCACTAGGTATTCATTAGTGATTTGGTGTTTAGGAGATCCATTAAAATAAAATATGAGTTTTAAAAAAAATAAATATAAAGTTATAGATAATTTTTTAGACGATAAAACCTTTAAAGAAATACAAGCAGGTATTTTAACTAATGAATACTTTCCTTGGTATTTTTCCCCTGATTTAGATTTTGAAGATGAGAAGGATTTTGATAAAACTCAATTTGTTCACATATTTTATAATCACAATAGTCCTAACTCTAAACAGCTTAATTTATTAGCTCCCATTATAAAAAAATTAGAATGTATTTCATTGATAAAAATAAAAGCAAATAATAATTATTATACTAATAAAATTATAGAAGGATCATATCACGTTGATAATAAACATAAGGGAACAACAACTGCTGTATATTATTTAAATACAAATAATGGTTATACAAAGTTTAAAAAAACTAAAGAGAAAATATACTCTGTTGAAAATAGAATGGTTATTTTTGATGCAGATACAGAACATTTAGGAACTACCACTACAAACAAAAAAAGAAGAGTGGTTTTAAATTTTAATTATTTTTAATATGAGTTTTAAAAAAAATAAATATACAATTATACGAAAAGCAATCTCAAAAGACTTAGCAACTTTTATTGCTAATTATTTTAGTATGAAAAAACAAGTTTATGATACTTGTCTTAATACTAGATACATTTCACCTTATGAAACATTACTTGGTTTTTATGAAGGAGCAGACAGACAGGTTCCAAATACCTATTCACATTATGCTGATATTGCTATGGAAACTTTATTATTAAAATGCCTTCCTAAAATGGAAGAAGTTACAGGTCTTAAATTATATCCAGCATATACTTATGCAAGAATTTATAAAAAGGGAGATGAGTTAAAAAGACATAAAGATAGATTTAGTTGTGAAGTATCTACCACTATGAATTTAGGAGGTGATGAATGGCCTATATTTTTAGAACCCTCTGGAGAATTAGATAAAAAAGGAATTAAAGTAAATTTAAAACCAGGAGATATGTTAGTTTATTCTGGCTGTGAGTTAGAACATTGGAGAGAATATTTCAATGGTAAAGAATGCATACAAGTTTTTTTACATTACAATAACCGTAAGACCCCGGGGTCAAAAGATAATATGTTTGATAAACGACCACATTTAGGTCTACCCTCATGGTTTATAAAATGAGTTTTATTGAACAATTAAGTAAAGTTAAACATGCTACAAAAAAACAAATTAAGGAAGAACATTGGCATGTTGAAGGTATTCTAAAATATAAATCAAACCAAGAATTTAAATTTGATTTAAGTCCTATAATAAAATTTAAAAAAGATGATTATGGTAAAATAGGTTATTTTTCATCAAAATCAGATAAAATAGTTTTTGATTTTAAGGATAAATGGATTCTAATAGATACGCAAGAATTGACAAATTATATTAAAAAAACAAATATAAAAGAATTAAATTTAAATGATTTATTGGATAAATTAGAGTGGAACACAATACTAAATAAATGACAAGTTGACACTTGCTAATAAATTAAATAATATGCAGTAATTTAAGGATCTAAAATATGGCAAATACTACATCAGCAAGTTTAAAATTAACAGTTCAACAAACTGGAGAAAATTCAGGAACTTGGGGACAAATTACCAATACTAATTTACTTATATTAGAACAGGCTATTGGTGGATATGATACAGTTAACTCTGCATCAGGTGCTACTTTAACTTTTTCAAATGGAGCGTTATCTAATGGTAAAAATCAAGTATTAAAATTAACAGGTACAATTTCTGGTAATGTAAATGTAACCATTCCTGATTCAATTGAAAAAACTTATATTGTAGAAAATGCAACAAGTGGAGCACATACTGTAACTTTTAAAACAAGTTCAGGAACAGGGGTTACTTGGTCTGCAACAGACAAAGGAAAAAAAATTTTATATTCTGATGGAACTAATGTTGAAGAAGGAATTACATCAACAGGTAGTTTAATTACCGGTGGCATTACTTCAAGCACTATTAATACAAGCAATCTTACAGTAACTAATGACACAAATGTTAGTGGTATTACTATAAGTGACAATGTTACAGCAGCAAATAATATTACAACTACATCTGGAGATGTAGTTTCATCTGCTGGTAATATGACAGATCAAAAAGGTGAAGTAAGATTGGTTCCAGCAAATACTCAAGGATCAACATATACTTTAGTGGGTAGTGATCATGGAAAAGTTATTATTGCTTCTAATACTATTACAGTGCCTTCAGGAGTTTTTTCAGTAGGTCAAACAGTTTCAATATTTAACAATACTTCAGGTAATATTTCAATAAATCGTTCTAGTGTCACTATGTATTGGGTAACCGATGGAACAAACGCAAATAGAACTTTAGCAACTAGAGGAGTTGCAACTGTTCTTTGTGTAGGAACTAATACATTTGTAATTACGGGTGGACTTTTATCATAGGAAAAAACTATGACTCACTACACTTTATTAGTAGGTTCCAGTGGAGGTGGTCTTTCAGCAACTTCTTTTGTTGAATTAACTTCTGGATCTTCTACTTTTAGTGTCCCAGACGGATACAATGCAATTCATATTCAATACGCTGTAGGTGGCGGTGGTGGAGCTGCTGGTGGAATAGGATATGATAAAGCAGGTGGAGAATCAGCTGGTGCTGGTGGTGGATCCGGTGCTTATGTATCTGACAAAATATTTTCTGTTACTGAAGGTGAGACAATAACTTATTCAATAGGAACTGGTGGTGCAGCTGGAAATCAAACAGCTAATTTTGGACAACCACGTACTGCTTCTGCAGGTACAAACACAACTTTATCTGGATCAACTACAGGGTCAATATTTACTCTAGGTGCTGGAGGAGGATCTAGTGGTACAGGTGGTGGTGTACAAGGACCTTTAAGAACGAATAATGCAGGAACAGCAGGAACAGCTACTATTGACGGAACAGCTATTACTTCAGGAATTTTTGCAGATACAGACAACAGTGTTAAAAATGTAAATACTAATACTTCAGGTCCAACAAGTACATTTAATGATTCTGGTAATGGTGCAGTAGGAGATTTATCAGGTTCGGGAAACTGTGGTGGAGATAACTGTAGTATCTCTGGAAATGATGGAGGTGATTCTTATTCGGGTAATATATCTGGAGGTTCAGGATCTCCAGTAGGTGGTTCAAGTACTGCAGGAACTAGAGGATCTGGTGGTGGAGGTGGAGCGCATCCAACTACCAATGGATCTGTAGGCGGTAATGGAGAAATTAAGTATAGATTTTTACAAGTAATTTAGTATACTAATTTAAAAGAAAGAATTATGAGCAACATAACTAAATGGTTTGGTTATCCAATATATATAACTAAATTAAAAAACTTTGAAAAGATTAATAAAAAAATTGTACCTATAATATTAAAAGATATTACTCCAACTAATTCGCAGTATTCAACAACTACAGATGTAAAGACAAAAGAATTACAATCAATTGATGACAATCTACACAAAGATAAAAGATTTGATGAATTGTATAATGAATTATCTAAAGTAATTCAAGATTGTTTATTAGCACAAAAATATAATTTAGATTTGTTCGAAGTATATATAACAAAATCTTGGGCTACCTTATCTAATAAAGAACAATTTATTTCTTATCACAGACATATGAGTAGTCATTTTAGTTTTGTCTACTACCCACAAGCTTACAAACAAGGTAATTTATTTTTGGTTGATGACGATGTCCATAAGGTAGGATTAAATATACCTAGAAGAAACCCATATTTTACAGAATGGAATAGCACTAATTATGGTAAAGCTGAATATCCTGCAGAAACAGGTAATGTAATTATATTTCCATCTATGATATTTCATGAAACTGGTAAAAATACAAAAGAAAAACCACGTATATCTATATCTGGAGATATTATGATTACTATGAAAGAAGGTATTAAATCAGAACATAGTATGCCTTCACCAAATAGTTGGTTTAAGTTATAAAATTTACTATATATTTAAAATGGTATATATTATATAGTATCCATTAAAATATTTTAATTATGCTACAAAAACTTAATTTTAAACCTGGTTTTAATAAACAAGTCACAGATTCAGGTGCTGAATCTCAATGGGTTGATGGAGACTTTGTCAGATTTAGATATGGACTTCCAGAAAAAATAGGTGGATGGTCACAACTTACAAATTCTAATACTACATTACCTGGAGTAGCACGTGCTCAACATGCCTTTACCAGTCTTACTGGTGACAGATATGTAGCCTTAGGTACATCTCAGGGTTTGTTTTTATATTATGAAGGTGAGTTTTTTGATATTACTCCAATAGATAATGACGTAATTACTGGAGCAACCTTTAGTGCAACTTCTGGATCTCCAACAGTAACAGTTAACAAAACATCGCATGGTTTACAAAACGGAAGATATGTAACATTTTCATCAGTTACTGTTCCAACAGGTTCTGGTTATGCAACAACTGATTTTACTAATAATAGTTTTGAAGTATTAAATCAAGCTGCGAACACTTTTCAAATTACTATGCCATCCAATTCAGCTGGAAGTACATCGGGAACCGGTTCTGCACAAATTGATCCATATATAAATGTAGGACCAACATTTCAAACAGTTGGACTTGGTTGGAGTACGGCTGCCTGGGGAGGAGCTTCCGGTCTTACAACAACATTAAATGGTGCTTTGAATGATGACACTGCTGGTACTGGAGGATCAGGTACAAGTATTACTTTAACTTCAACGGCTAATTTTCCAACGACTGGAAGTATAAAAGTAGGAGCAGAATATATTTCGTATACTGGAATATCTGGAAATGATTTAACGGGTATTACAAGAGCTGTAGCTGGAACTAGATCTGCTCACTCCAATGGTGCTTCTGTTGAATACTATATAGGTTGGGGACAATCTGCAATATCATCTACTATAACATTAGATCCAGGTTTATGGTCGTTAGATAATTTTGGACAAATATTAATTGCTACTATTCACAATGGAGAAACGTTTACGTGGAATGCCGGTGCTGCGTCAGCTAGAAACGTTAGAGCAACTATTATGGCAAATGCACCTACTAAAACAAGATTAACTCAAGTATCTGATAGAGATAGACATGTATTTCATTTTGGGACTGAAACAACTATTGGAGACACTACTTCACAAGACCCAATGTTTATTAGATTTAGTGATCAAGAAAACTTTAATAGTTATACTCCAACAGCAATTAATACAGCAGGAACATTTAGATTAGATAAAGGTAATGAAATTATAGGAGCAGTATCTGGTAAAGATTATACTTTGGTTTTAACAGATACTTCGGCATATGTAATTCAATATGTTGGTCCACCATTTACATTTAGTATTAGACAAGTAGGTACAAACTGTGGATTGATTGGTCAAAACGCACTTAGTTATTCTGATGGTATTGTATTTTGGATGTCAGGTGAGGGTGGATTTTTTATGTTTGATGGTACGGTAAAAGCCATCCCTTGTTTAGTTGAAGATTTTGTTTTTACAACAAATGGAGATAATCTAGGTATTAACTACAACTCTAGTATGTTAGTATATGCAGAACACAATAGTTTATATAATGAAATTAGTTGGTTTTATCCAACCTCTGACTCACAACAAATTAATAGATGTGTAGTATATAACTACGCAGAAAACGTTTGGACTACTTCTTCACTAGCAAGAACATCTTACATTGACACTGGTGTATATGATTTACCATATGCAACTGAATATAATAAAACTGGTTTACCTACTTTTCCAATACAAGGAGTTACAGCAACTTATGGAGCAACAACTTATTACGAACATGAAATAGGAACTGATCAAGTAAATAGTTCTGGTACAACATCAATTGATGCCTATATTCAATCAGGTGATTTTGATATATCTGCTAGACGAAGTGCTTTAGGAGGAACAACCGGTCTTGCTGATTTAAGAGGTGATGGTGAGTTTATTATGTCTATGAAACGATTTATACCAGACTTTAAAGTATTAACAGGTAATTCAAAAGTAACATTATTATTGAACAACTATCCAAGTGATACAGCATCAAGCTCACCGCTAGGACCTTTTACAATAACATCATCTACTGATAAAGTAGACACTAGAGCTAGAGGAAGACTACTTGCAATTAAAATAGAAAATAACGCTGTAGGTGAAACTTGGCGTTATGGAACATTAAGGGTAGACATAAAACCAGACGGAAGAAGATAATGGCAAAGATAGCAGCATATATACCGGAACCAAAACAAGAATACGAAGTTAGTAATCAAAGACAAATTATAGAAGCATTAGATACTGTAAAAAATCAACTTAATTTTTCATTTCAAAATGACTTGAAAGAAGAGCAAGATACGTATAATTACTTTTTATCATGACAATACAATATAAAAGCGCAGTATTTGATTTAACAGATACTAATTTAACCACAGTGCTAACAATATCAACTTCTGCAGTAGCAATTGTAAAAACTGTACAAGCTAGTCATATGGATGCATCAAATGTAGATGCTGATTTATATTTAAAAAAATCTGGTGGAAGTGATGTAGAAATAGGCCATGCACAGCTTAATAAAAGTATGACAAATATGATTGTAAATACCTTGAATTTAGAAGCAGGAGATGTTATAAAAATGAAAGCGGACACAGCAAATGAAATAACAGGTGTTGTAAGTTATGCTTTAATAGACAGATCACAGGAGAACGGTTAATGGCAAACGAAGACTTATTAAAAATACATTGTACTACAACAGTAGTAATAAGAAATACTAGAACAAATAAAATATATAAAGACGAAGCAGAGAAAGAAGCTGATATAGCTGATCCAAACACTGAAACAGTAGCAGAGCATATTGCTCAAGATCTTACTGTTCAAGTATCACCAAAAGGATTAAATGTTTTACAGAAAGTTATGAATCAAAATAATGACAAATCAAAGTCCTAGAGGCGGAACAGAATTACAATTTGAATATTTAATAAAACATGTTGATCCAAAGTTATTAGATCAAGTTCAAATTTGCACATCAGTTCCAGAAAAAATACCCCCTAGCTTAAATAAAATAAATATTTTATGGCAAAAAAATTCTTGGGATCAAGGAAATTTAATTAACTGGTTTCAAGATAAATCAAATCATAATAAATATGATTGGTATGTATTTAACTCTAATTGGAACTTTGAACAATTTATTAAAAAATTTGAATTGCCCACAGAAAAATGTTTAGTTATAAAAAATGGTATAGAAAATATTGAACCTATTCCAACTATTTATAAAAAAGGAGAACCTGTAAAAATTATACACCACTGTACTCCATGGAGAGGTTTATCTGTTTTATTAGGTGCAATGCAATTAGTTAAAAATCCATTAATTAGTTTAGATGTTTATTCTTCTTGTGAAGTATACGGTAAAGCATTTTATGATCATAATGATCATCACTACCATGACTTATATAATCAAGCTAAAAAATTACCAAACGTTAATTACATTGGATATAAATCAAACGAATATATTAAAGAAAATTTAAAAAATTATAGATTGTTTGTGTACCCTAGTATTTGGGAAGAAACATCTTGTATTTCTCTACTAGAAGCTATGGCTGCCGGATTATATTGTGTGACAACTAATTATGGAGCCTTATATGAAACAGGTGCTGAGTTTCCAATGTATGTTCCTTATTCTAATAATTATAGAAGTTTAGCTGAAAAATTTGCAGGTAGTATTGAAATGGCTGCGTTATCCCTACAAGATCCAAATATAATAAAACATTTAAAAATGCAAAAAGATTTTGTTAATTATTTTTATGACTGGAAAATAAAAGGAAATACCTGGAACCGATTTTTAAAAGGAGCAATTAATGCAAAACAATAAACCCATTTGGTTTAACGAAGATACTTATCAAACAATTAAAGAGGGAAAAGTAGAATCTGAAACAATTGAAATAAACATAGGCCAACAACCAAAAGCTAAAATAATGGTTTGTACTCCGTGTCATAGTGATGTGTCTATGCATTATGCACAAGCAGTTTTAAAATTTCAAATGGAATGTATGAAACAAGGTATATTGGTTAGTTTTAGTTTATTAAAATCATCTTTAGTTACTCAGGGTAGAAATTTATGTGTAGCAGAATTTCTTAATCATTCTGATAATTATGATTATTTATTGTTTATTGATTCAGATATAGATTTTGAAGCAAATACAATATTTAAAATGATAGGTGCTGATAAAGATATAATTGCATGTCCTTATCCAATGAAAATGATTGACACAGATAGAATGTGGGCAAAACTACATCAAACAGATTTAATAAAAACAAAAGATGATTTATTAAGAGCGGGTTATTCTTTTCCATTAAAAATGGATAATAAGGACAATATTAATATAGATCACGGTATTATAGAAGTTAGTCATGCTCCTACTGGATGTATGTTAATTAAAAGAAAAGTTATAGAAAAAATGATAGAACATCATTCAGAATTAAAAATATATCAACCCACTATAGTAAATGGTAAAGAAACAGCAAAAGAAAATTTTTATAATTTATTTGATACTTTACATGATGTAGAGACTAAGCGGTACTTTGGTGAAGACTTTGGTTTCTGTCAAAGGTGGACAGATATGGGAGGTAAAGTATATATCTATGCATTGGACTACATTACACATGTAGGAGAGCATCAATATTGTGGTAGATTTTACGATCAATTAGAAGCTTTAAAACGTGTTGACGTTGACAAAAAAATCAAATAAAGTATAGCATTTACAGGTTTATATACCTGCCCTAAACTAGTTTAAATATATAATATATGACAATATCACGTATGCAACAACCAAGACAAATGTATGGCTTAGGCAGTTTTGTAAAAAAAGCTGTTAAAGGTGTAGCTAAAGGTGTTAAAAAATTTGCTAAGTCTGATTTAGGTAAAGCAGCTCTTTTATATGCAGGAACAGCAGGATTAGGTTCTTTAGCTGGTGGCGGTGGTTTAGGTAGTTTATTTAAACTAGGTACTTATGCTCCCTCTGCGGTTATGGGTAACTTACCTGGAATATTTTCTAAAACAGGTTTACAAAATATAGGTAGTGGTTTTTTTGGTTTAAAACCAGGTAAAGATGCAATGTTAAGTAATATGTTAAAAGTAGGTGGTTATGGAACTGTGCTTGGCGGAGTATTAGCTGGCCGTGAACAAGAAGATTCTACAGGCGGTGAAAGAAATGTTGCAGCACTTAGAACAAGATTGGAAAAAGCGTACAGAGAACTACAATACCCAGAAGAAGAAATAGCGGGATTAGTAGAAGCTGATTTAGCTGAATATAATCAAGATATGTATAGAGCACGTGCTGCTTATGGTGGTAGAATGGGCTTTGCAATGGGACCTGATAATCCAGAAGAGAACGCGATTCAGGCTTCAGGCATCATGAATCTTCCATTAAATCAAAACCCTGCAGGAGTAACAGAATTGGATCTTAGAGATACTGGTGGATTTATTCCTCCAGTTGGTGTAAAAGAAAAAGAAGATGACATACCTGCAATGTTATCAAACAACGAATTTGTATTTACAGCAGATGCTGTAAGAGGAATGGGTGACGGAGATGTCAACAAAGGTGCACAACGTATGTATGACATGATGAAAAAATTAGAAAACGGAGGACTAGTATAATGGCTGATACTGTTACACAAATAAATCAACCACCTGAGTTTATAGAAGCGGCAGCTAAACCGTATATTACAGAGTTACAACAAGCAGTAGGTGATTTTAAAGGACAAGATTTATCAAAAATTATGGGTTCACAGTTTGTTGCTGGACTTTCTCCACTACAACAACAAGCAATTGCGCAAGCAGGTGGACTAGGTTCATATGCACCTTACTTACAAACTGCTGCAGGTTTATCTGGACCAAATGCATATAAACAATTTATGTCTCCCTATCAACAAGATGTTATTGACACTACAATGGCAGACTTTGATATACAAGCTCAGAAAGGTGCACAAGGTGTTCCAGCGGCTGCAATTGCAGCAGGTGCTTTTGGTGGTGGTAGAGAAGGTGTACAAAGAGCAGAGTATCAATCAGCATCTGATAGAAACAGAGCAAGTTTACAAGCACAGTTACAGCAACAAGGATTTCAACAAGCACAACAATTAGCAGGTCAAGCTTTTGGCCAACAAATGAATTTAGCGCAAGCTTCTCCAGCTTTAGCGAGTGCACAAATTGCGGGATTATCTACATTGGGTGGATTACAACAGGCTCAAACTCAAGCAGGTTTATCAGCTCAACAACAACTATTACAAGCACAAGCACAACAACCTCTCCAAGCTGCACAGACTCTTGGATCAGGCATCATGGGTCTAATATCAGGATACCCAGGACAAATTCAACAAACAATATCACCTACACCTAGTCCATTACAAACTGCATTAAGTACAGGTGCTACACTTGCTGGACTATACAAAGGGTTTAGTAACTTCGGACCTAATTAATAATGAGCAAAGTATTTAAAAGACCTATGTTTAGAAAAGGCGGCGAAGTCGGTGGTGGTATCATGACCGGTATCAGAAGTAATTTTGAAGAGGGGACACCTAGTCCATCTGAAAGAATAAATAAAGCTTTAGAAAAATTCAATAAACCTGCATTTGATCCATTAGCACAATTATTAATTCAAGGTGGACTAAGAGGTTTTTCAGAAACAGGCGGTGGTAGTACATTAGGTAATTTAGCCAAAGCGTTTGAAGATCCAACAGCAGATTTTTTCAAAGCAAGACAAGCAAAACAAGATGTTGATAGAGAAGTAGCACTTGCAGGTGTTGAAGCAGACATTGGTGCAGATTTAGAGCGAGAGAAATCAGCTAAACAAGCAGAAATTGCTCAATTAGATAGAGATTTTAAAGCTGCAGAAGGTGATGCAGATAGACAAGCTAGGATAGATGTTAAAATACAAGAAGGTAAAAACAAAATAGCTGAACTACAATTTAAAATAGATAACCCTGATGCAGATCCTGCTAAAAAAGGTGTTATCCCTTCACCAGAAACAAGAGTATTAGATTTAACTGAAACATTTGCAGAAAGTGATAACTTACTTGTAGCACAAAATCCTAATTTAACTGCTAGCAAACTTGTTAGATTTCAAGTAAACGCATCTCCAGAAATACAATCTAAATTCAAAGGTTTTGTAAACTATGGATATGGTACAGGTGGAAATATTGTAAGAGCAGAGCCTACAGGACAACCAGGAGATATATTCTATGATCCACAAACTGCAGACTTTTTAATACTTGATAATCAAGGTAATACATACAGACTAGATCCGTTAACATACGAAGCAGAAGAGAGGTAGTATATGGCTAAGATTAGCCTAGACGATCCTAGATTCCAACCTCTTAAAGTAGAAGAAGAGGATAAAGATAAAGAGAAAGAATCTAATAGATTAGATATAGATAATTCTTTATATAATAAAGAAGAC